GCGAGGTCACCCGCCCCAGATCCGGCCGCTCGCTCGAACGCGCCCTTCAGGCTCCCTGCGTGGTCTGTGCCGGCACCGGCCATGTCGGCGATGCCAGGGTGCGGGGGCTGGAGGCGATCCGCGCCGGCATCGCCGCCTCCGCCGCCAATCCGACCATGGCGTTGATGATCGCGGCCGCCCCCGCCATCGCCCGCATGTTGATGGGCTCGCTGGCCGCCAGCCTGGATGAGGCGGAGCGGCTGATCGGCCGCGCCATTCCGATCGTGCCGGAACCAAATTTGATGCCCGACCGCTTCGAGATCGGCCCCGATATGGACATGCTGTGATGACTGAACCCAAATGCCCGATCTGCTCCAAGCCGCGCGTGGCAGCCTTCCAGCCCTTTTGCTCGGGCCGGTGCCGCGATGTCGATCTGCATCGCTGGCTGTCCGAAAGCTACCGTGTCCCTGCCGGCTCTGCCGACGAGACCGATGACGAGGACCCGCCGCCAGCCGCCTGACCTCTTGGCTGGACAGGGCCCGCCGACTTGGCTATATACCGCTCCTCGCGCCCGAGAGCTGATACTATCAGCTCTGAACGCAGGCCCGTGCCCGGGTAGCTCAGTTGGTAGAGCAGCGGACTGAAAATCCGCGTGTCGGTGGTTCAAATCCGCCCCCGGGCACCATTTTTCCCTCCTAATAATGATGAGTTGGTGATGAGCGCCCACATGACGCTCTCGGCTGGCCCGCTGTAGCCGAGCGATTGCTTTGGCACTAATTTGCGAATGGTTTGGCAGTAACTTTCGGCCCACATTCTGGCCCCTGAAACGAAAAACTCACCTCTCGGCGTTAGTGCCAGTGATGGTGCTAACGCGTCTCGACCGCCCATACAGATAGCACCAAGGGCGCATCACGTTTTGACGCGTTACCGGTGCTGAATGTATCGGCTCTGTTCCCACTGCGAGATCACGTGTTCGCCGGGTAAGCGGGCTTGACGGGAAGCGGTTGTGTCGGATCACCCACCACCGTCGCCCCTACGATCGCGCGAAGGGCTTTGCGGTAGGTTGCCCACGCGGCAGGCACGTCGACCTGGTTCTCACCACAGCGCAGCACCGTCTTATCGCTTTCGGCCAATGCAGCGGCTGCCTGGTTTTTGTAATCCGTCCAACCGATCTTGGCGGGATCATAGGCGGCATAGACCGCCTCGATCTCAGTCTTCTCCTGCTGAGTGACGTTGGTGTTGTGGTTACTTTCCTCATTCTGGATGAGATTACCCTCATCATCGAAGTCCGAGTGAAACCCGACCGTGATCCCGGCCGCTGCGATATCGTCCCAAAAGCCCTGTGTGATTTGCTTGGTCATCGGGTCACCCGTTCACTTCGATGGTTTGGGAAATTTGGTAGTTTGCCGTACCTCCCGTGATCGCATTCGCGAACGCAGTGAAGGTGTGATAGCCCTCGGCTGGCTGAGTAAACGACGCACCCATTACTGCCGCCAAAGCACTTGCCGTTGGGGAAACCCACGTGGTAGACGACGCGACCACGCCACCGTCAATGCCGGGCTGAATGGCAATTCCGTCCGCTGGCGTGGCGTTATAGCCGCCCGCCGTGATGCGATAGATAACCGGCTCATCCGACCACACCCAACATCCATTCGTGGCTCCCGTGGCCGTGGCTGCCGTGTTGGTCGTAGAGGAGGTCGACGCTCCCGGTGCAATGAAGAGTTTGCGGCGGTTCCAAAAGTTGGAGATACCGCAAAGCCCGGCACCGTTGAAGAACTGCGATGACCCGTTCGTACGCACCCCAAAAACCAACAACCGCGAGTTGTCGCCTGCTTTGATCGGGAGGCCAGTAAGGGCATCGCGGGTGGCACTGGATTGGCCGGTGCAGAAATCCAGGGCAAGCACGCCCGCGTTGCTGAACAGATAGACCCAATAATTGGTGTTGGCGCCGAGCGCCCCCAGCACCCCGTTGACATAGCAGGCGGTCGACAGCGCCGTGATACCAGCCGCTGGAATTGTGATCAGCCCGAGAGTCGGGTGAAAGACCTTGTTACCAGCCGCAGACGGCCCGAGCGTAACGACGGTTGCTGAGGTGACCGAAGCCGTACATTGGGCAACAGACGGCGGCGTCTGCCCCTTGGTGTACCAGCTCGCTCCACCGCCGCTCAAAATCTCTCGAAAAGACACCTCGGGTATGGTGAAGGCGGCGCTGCCATCGATCAAATCGGCACCGGCCGCCGTGATCGTAACCGTGTTCGCGGCGACCGCATCGGTGCGCACGAATAGGTATCCTGCGCGCGCCAAAACGTTGGCTGCGGGCAGCGTGATAGTAATGCTTCCGGCAGCGGCGTTGATCAGTACCAGGCCGCAATTATCGACCGTTATTGCGCCGGTCGCGGCGATGGTTGTGGTGTTGCCGGCGAAGAGCCGCTTTAGGGCCTTTATCATCTGCAAGTTGTTGGTCTTATCGTGAGCGAGACCAGCGGCATCCACTGGCCCCGCCAGCTCTGCCTGGACCATGTTAAACCACCAGGCATCCATGACGGTCGCGGGCACCGGGCCGATCGGGTTTCCGGCCGTCCAAAACTGCTCGGCAGCCGCTGCGGGAACTGCATCAGGAACGGCGGCTGAGGTAGCATTATCGATCTTGTACATGCCGCAATCCTTCAGTTGACGAAGTTGTAAATCGGGATGGTATGAGCCGGCGCACGCCTGCCGATGACGCATTGCAAAAGCGCGTTTCCCCAGCTCGCGAGAGGGTCGCCCGCAGAGCTTTGGCCGACGCGCGCCTGAGTGATCGTCGTTGCCGGCGCATGTACCTGAAATGCGAAGGCCCAGGACTGCCCATTGAGGGCGTCCCCCGCCTTGGAAATGCCGACGCGCGCGACCTGATATTCCGTGATCGTGACGGCGTAACCGACCTTCGCGGCGACGCTGATCAGGTATGCGGCACTCTGGCCACCAACTGCCGTCAGCTTCTCCACCAGCGAAGCGCGGCGAAGCTGGATCGACGGCGATAAACCGGCGCACCGATCAGGCAAGCCCGCGACGCGCTCCCAATCGGAGAGCAATTCCGAGGTAGTGCGCGGATCTGCCTCGACGATCAATTGCTGCGCGCGAGCGTCGAGCCTGCCCATCGCGTCGGCGACGGCAGAGAGCGTCGCGGTCCAGATCGCATCCGGATCGCGCGGCCATATCGGGCCGGTCGGCATAGCCGCCTGAAGGGACTGGAGATAGTCGGCGCTATTCACGGATCAAATCCATGTGATGATGCCGAGAGAGGTCATGTTTCCGGTCGCGCTGACCACGTTCGCAGCCGGGACGCTTACGACGCTGTCACCGCCGCTCGTGGCGCTCTCGATCGCCTGCAGAATGTGCGAGAGAAGGATCGTGCCGCCCGGCGTCGCTTCGCGGGAAATCAGGTCCGCCAACGCGGTCTGGATAGCCGCTCGAATGACTAGCGTGTCCGGGTTCAGATGGATGGTGAAGTTCTGTGCGATGGGGTTCGGTGCGACCACCGTGACCTGCGCCGTGATCGGCCGCACCGTATTGATATAAGCCTGTACGGCGGCTACGTCCGCGACCAGCGGGAAGATGTTGGCGCGGCCATCCATCACGAAATAAACGACGACGGTACCAGGCCCCATTCCGTTCGCGATCGGCCATACGCGCGTCACGCCGGCAACGGAAGATGCCCAGGCGGTATAGTCGGCGAGTGCGCCGCCTTGAGGCGGGTTTTGGATGCGGAACAGCAGGCGCGAGAGCAGCGAAGGATCTTCTTCCGTGTCATTGCCGCCAGACAGGCCATTGACGCCAACGATGCCGCCAGCCTGTATTGTCGCGATCGGAACTTGCCGCGTGAGAACCGTTGCCGCCGCCGTATTGCCGGCCGAGCCGGGAACCTGTGCGGTCACAGTCGAAACTGCTGTACCGCCGATGATCGTCGCATCGGCTTGCGTGACGAATACCGCGCCGTCTTGCCTTGTGTAGAGACTGCCGGCCGGCTCAATCACATTGTCGATATTGCCGGTCAGCGTGATCGTGCCTGTGGCATATGTAGGCACCTCGCGCGTAATGCCCCAGAACGACGCCCAACGATCCAGATACTCGTCCTCGGCTGTGTCAGGGAAGAGCTGCTTGGATAGAAAGTCGAGCTCGCCATAGAGCCCGTGTTCGCCGCCTGCGATGACCGCTGCGAGCACGGCGAGGTTCGAGCGCGGCAACTGTGCATCGGCACCCGGCAGCCGCGTCTGGATATCGCCGACCGAATCGCTGAACAGCTCGGGAAGGCGCGGACGCTCAAAGGTCATGTGTTGCTCCAGGCGTAATCGTACTGGTGTTGCTCGACAGCAGATCCGCGCGTGATCGTTACCCGAAGCCCAAGCACGCCCGGCGCCGTGATTTCGGTGTAAACATCGACGCTATCGGCGATCTTATTGTCCGTGATCCATTCGAGGGCTTCGAGTGCATAGAGTCGCGCGTTTTCCACAACCGATTGAAGCTGTTTCTCGCGGGAGAGAAGCCAAAGCCGGGAGCCGATCCGATCGAGCGGCTGTGGCATGCTGCCGGTATCCGTCGCTGGCGAGCCCCCCGCGTAGACCAGGAAGTCACCCCACCAGCCGCGCCGATCGGGGAACACGCCGGCTGGCGTCGCACCGCCTGCCTGGGAGGGCAGCACGTCATCGGGGCGTGCCTTGCGATCGGTAAACAGGCTGATCAGCACAGCTGTGCCGAGCCCGTCATCCTGTGCCAAGCTCGGCCCGGCAAGCACTAGGTCGCCGCGCATTTTGATGGGGTCCCATTGGGTCAATAGATCCATGGTTCCCTACATCGTCTGCAATGTGACGGCGGTGTTGCCGCCGCCAACTTGAACACCCGGATGCAGGTGATTGTTGTGTATCTGGCGCATGACGGCGACGGTGTGAGCGTTGCCGCTTCCCGTCTGATCGATAACGTCCCCGGTGAACTCGGCGCGAGGGGTGTTGAAGATCACCTTCGTCGTCGCATTGACCGTCAGAGTTCCGGTGTCGATTTCGATATTGTGCTCGCGCTTCAGAACGATCTTGTCGCCCTCATCCGTATAGAGTGCGACCTCGCCCGGCTGCAGCGCCTTCAACCGAAACCGCCGATCGCCGAGCGCCACGATCAGGCCGTGAGCGCGCTCGCCGCCAACGCACACCATGACGGCCTCGGCACCCGGCAGCGGGTTACTCGTGAAGCCGTATTCCTGCATGCGTTCGACCTGGTCGCGCAGCTCGTTATAGAGCAGCGAGAGTTGCACGAGCTGGCAGCCGCCCGCGTCGTCAACCACCTGGACGACGCCCCGGCCGACCATCATCCCGATTGACCGTGCGAGCGGCCCCATTGCCCGGCGCATGGCGTCGATCATAGCTGACCACCTTTGCCGGTCGACGGCGGGAAGATATGGGTGTCGGGTCGCGGGTCATAATCCGTGCCGGCTGTGATCGGCGCCAACGCAAATGCCTCTTGCTTGGTCACCGTGAGCTCGGTTGTGGTGCCCGAATCGGCAGACAGCATGAATTTGACGCCGCTGATCAACAGCGTGTCGTGGAGCGCCAGCCAATCGTCATCCACATGCACCATGCCGTTCGGGTGCCAGAGCTGCCCGGCAGCGTCCGTCCAGCCCTGCACCGTTAGAACCGCCTTGG